AGGAAAAAATGGAAAGCGAAAGCAATTATGGTCTAGCATTCTTTGCCTGCGGTTATGACGGACAAGGCCAACAAGATTTCATTGAGTATTGGGATAAACGTGGTGTGTCAGTTTTTTAAAAAGAAAGGAGAAAACATGAGTCAACAGCACCAAAAATGGGTCGAATTGGTTAAATGCCGAATCAACGAAAAAGGTTGGAGTCAGTCAGACTTGGCAACAGTTACCAGTGTCACACCGGCTGCTATTACCCGACTTCTCAAGGAGGGGCATGGAAGTGATAGCCTGAAGCTTGAGATCACTAAAAAGCTATCTATCTCTGATAGTTGGACTGTCTTTGAAGAAAGGTAGGGGAGAAGATGCCACAGGTAAAGATAAAAGAAATTATCTATACGCCAACTGGCGGAACGGAAGAACCGACAGGCGGAGATTATGAACATCTAATGCAAAGGTGGCAAGGGCTGACACTTCCAACGGCAAAGCAATTTGTCAAAGAAATGCGAGAAAATGCAGAATTCGAGCAATATGTCTTCAATCCGACGCACAAGCTGATGTTTGTAGACTATGAGGGTTTCCGCAAGTTCTGGAAATGGAAGCAACTCAACCGCTACCGTGCTAAAAAAATAAGCCTTGCCGAGATAGAGTCGGACAAGGCATTAGCGAAGCGATTAGGCTTTTAGAAAGGAAAAACAAATGAATTATACCAGAGAGGTAAATACTTAAAAATAAGGAGATATTATGGAAACATTAATCATTTCAATATTAACATCTTTTATCGTTTCAACAACCATGATGCACTACCATATACACAGAGTGAATATTTTATATAAAAAATATATGGATTTTGAAAAATCAAGTGTAGAAGAATTTGCCAAATCGATTACAAGCAGACTTCCAAAAAATTCTTCCCAAGAGGAGTGATGGAAAAACACATTTTTTCAATGCTAACTTCTGGATAATCTTCAAGAACATGTTGAACAAGAGAGTTATTTCTAATGAAATCATAGTTCGAATCGTTCGCAGAATATGTGTCACTTTTAATTCTTACCAAACCTAGACGCTCTAAGTTTGTTAAAGAAGGAGCGAGTTGATCAATCCCCTCAGTTCCCTCTATGAAGTAGATGATTGGAAATATTATTCTAGTTCCTTCGTCAGACTTTACTACAGCTTTCATGCAAGGAATTGGGGAGTCTGTTACGTAGCCATGTTCTTTTAGGAATTGGAGAATACGTGCATCTGTGACATCTAGTTGCTTAATGATCTCAACGAAGGAGGGGTGGATAACCGAGTTTTACCGATTATCAAATGAACTAGATAATATTTTTGCGAACATAGAGCGTAGCTCTTCTTCTTCAATATAATACTTAGATGCTTCCAAAGCAGGGCCTAATATTTTTAAGGGTGGTTCTTGAATATTCTCTGGTGGGATAGTTGCCACTTCTTGAAGCGTGCTATTTCTGAGATTCTCAACATCAATTTCATTTTTTGCACGCAATAATGCTGCTTGATTAGAAACGTTATGGCCATAATTGATATACCACCAATCTTGTAATGTTTGAATAGGCCCAGCGAACACACCGGCTGAAGTAGCTCCTCCTAAAAATCCTGTAACAAGAGGAAGGAAGTCTTGAAATTGATTAGGATCCATAATTATTATTTCGTTCTTTCTGTTGAATTTTGACTAAAACAGTGAGAGGTCTTTGTCAATACATATTATATGATTTCAAACATATATTGTCAATATATTGTGTAGAAAGTGAACGCTTTATTTATTAAATACAATATATAGTATTTTTTGAAAGGAGAAAATAAATGCTTTGGGAAAAAATATCCAAAAAACTTTCGGAGAAAAATTGGACAATTTATAAACTTTGCTTGAAAGCGGGCATCGGGCCCTCAGGTATCTATCGTTTAAGAGATGGAGAAGTGAAAGATTTATATTTTGACACAGTTAAGAAAATTGCTGATGCATTGGAAATCAGCATAGATGATCTAAGATGACATAAAAAGCACCTAACAAAAGTCAGGCGCTTACAAAAAAATCTAAACAAATTATATCACAAAAGAAAGGCAAAGTAAATGAACGAATTAGAAAGAACAGCCCTCAATGAGATATTGAGGACCGTAACACATATAGCCGAGAAGTTGGATGAACTAGATTCTAAGATTTCTCAATCAGAAGAAGTAAAAGATAATGCTTCATCTGCATCATAATCAGCAGCAATAAATTGAGCTGCTGAGAGAATGAACTTCTTTAAATCTTGAATATCTTTACCGTCATGTCTGCGGACATAATGAGTTTCATCATTTCCAATCCAAGCGACGGATTTTGCTAAAGCTTGAATTTTTGGAAAATCATTCAAGTAGTCAGCGATTACTTTTCCAAGCATGATTGATTTGATGTGTTCTTCGTCAGATGAATTTTTAGAAATTGCGTAGTCCTTTATGAGGAATTCGGCTGCTTTACGATAGCCTACACCCGCTATCTGATCTAATTTCTCTTTTTCTGCAACCGTTGCTTGAGAATAGATTTCAACAAAAATAGGAGAAACTTTCTCTATATTTTCAGGGAGTTTTACCTTGATAGGTGGACGGTATGTATAGTCTACCATTGATGCATTGTCGTAATCATCGTGGATGTATTCTATTACAAAATATTTCAAGCAGTCCTCAAAAGAACATCGAAAAATAACAGAAAATCTTCCTTCTTCTGAAACGCTTGTGCTTTCAGAGCTTGTACTTTGTCCAACGTGTTGAGGGGACATGGTTCTGCCACAGTGTGGGCATTTCGAAGGAGTATCAATCGTAATGGTTTTGGTGGCATCTCTGAAACAAATACGCACATCAAGTTTCATAAGTAATTCTCCAATCATTTTATTATCTCTATTATACCAAATTAGAAAGGAAATTTATGAACGAAATAGCATTATCTGACAATTTAGCGCAGATTGAGCTTGAAATCAATCACCACAAGCAACTTGCCGGTCAGTCAATTTGGGAAATCGGCAGACGGCTTAATCATGTTAAGGAGCATGACTTAGTGCATGGGCAGTTTATGAACTGGCTAAGAAAGGTTGAAATAGACCACACATCAGCTAAACGAATGATGAAGATTGCAAACGAATTGCCAAATAGTGCAACGTTGCACCATTTAGGAACAACAGCATTACATCTTATCGCAACCTTGCCAGAGGAAAGCAGGCAAGAGCAGATTGAACGGATTGAGAAAGGCGACAATCCAACAGTCAGAGAACTGCAAGAAGTCAAGCGCCAACTCAACCTTGCACGAAGCGCAAATGAAAGCTTGCGAGAGAAGAACGAGCGACTAGCAGAACAAGCCTTGAAAGGTCTTGAAACCAAGACGATTGAAAAGGAAGTTGTCAAAGAAATCGAAGTCGCACCAGCAGACTATGACGCTGTATCATTCATTCGTCGCTGGTCTATCAGCCCAGAGCTGAAAGATGAAATTTTCAACGCAAATCAGCAAGTATCGCTGTTTAACTAGAGGAGTAACACATGGAACCAACATTAACAAGCCAACTTTTAGGCGTTTGCCTAGTCGCAACAATCGCATTTGTAGCCGTACAGTACGTTAATCTAAGACAATAAAAAGAACCGTTGATTGAAAAATCATCGGTTTTTTCTTGTCAAAGTGATGACCATTATCTTGCTTGAGAAGGAGGACACGTCAGCGTTTTGATTTTTGAAATAAGATTGTCCCTTTGTCTATTTCATCTAAAAATGATATAATGGTATAAAAGAGATGGGAGAGACAGATGTTAAAGAGAGATTTATTAAGAAATGTCATTATTTTTTCAGTTCTAGCAGCCATCATTATAGGGCTGAGAGTTTTTATTTATACGCCTTATCGAGTGACTGAGCAAGACAGTAATGCTTATTTGGCAAAGAATGACTTGGTCTTGGCGACGAGAAAGCAAGACATCAAGCGTGGAGACTTTGTTCTCTATGAAGTGGACGGCAAAGACTATGTCGGCCGGGTTATTGCCCTGGAAAAGGATCAAGTGACCTATATGGATGACCTCCTTTACCTGAACGGTCAGGTCATGTCGGAAGAATACATTGAGAAAATGCGCGAGAAATATCTAGCTTCAGCAGGAAGTTCAGGTTATTATACTCATGATTTCTCTATTATGGATTTGAAGGGCTCAAAGTCAGATAAAATTACTAAAGATACTTATCTGATTCTTAATGACCGACGGGAAAATACGAAGGACAGCCGAGAATTTGGGCTCATCAAAGCCAGTCAAATCAAGGGAGTGGTGGAGTTCCGACTCTCACCGCTTAATGAATTTGGTTTTATTAAGAATAAGTAAATTAAAGTCTATTTTGAACCAAGGCAGGGCAAACCTTGGTTTTTTTCTTTGAAAATCAACTTTAAAGTTACAAGTAAACATAAAGATACTTGTTCTGATGTGGTATACTAATATCAAAAGACTATTAAAGGAGACTGCTCTTGAAGTCAGGAAAGAAAAAATTACTATTTTGGGCTATACTTGCACTGATTTTTCTGACTGCATGTAGCAGCATAGTAAATAGAGATGGTGAAAAAATATGGATGTCAGAAACTGAAATGTCGGAGCTTCATAAGAAAGAGGAAAAGATCGCACTTTATATCATTAATCATTATGAAGATGTTCAAAAAATTGAATTTGATGAATTTTCCAAGGGAAAGTTCTGGGAAGCAGGTTCTGTTAGTGTGATTGTAAATGACACCAGCTATATACCACACATTTCTTTGGACTCAAAGGATAAA